TCAGGCGAACAGTTGTCCCTCGAGCAGCTCGCAGTGAATCACAAAGCCAGTGAGGTAAGGCAGTCCTCGTGGGATGCCGTACTGCCTGCTGGCTTGCCGGTTGATGGTCCAGCCGATCCACCGTTGGGTGGCGGCGTGGATCGCGCCGATGAGCGACTCTCCCCGGTGCAGGCCGTTGCAAACATCATCGGCAAAGTGGCGACCGTGGCCGCTGTCGAGAAAGGCCCGAACGGATTCGAGGGGCTGGTGGGTGGCATCCGAAATCGCAATCATGGCCAGAGGCCACGCGGCGCTGGCGTGTTCGTTCATCGTTCCCCAGAAGCCCCATGCTTCGTTTTGGGTGGCGGGGATTGTGGTGTTGGTCATCACGGTCTCCTTGGTGTTGATCCGCTGTCATTGCGCAGCTTCTTGCGGTACGTCAGCGCCACACAGCCACATAGCGGGCGTAGTCGCCGCCTGATGGATCGACGTACAGGCGCGGGCGCCCCGGCGCGCAGACTTCGACACAAAGGCGCCCGTCTCGGTAGTAGCCTCCCTTGCCGCGCAGCCAGTCGCGCGATGCGAGCAGATTAGAGCCGAAGGCATCGAACGCATCTGGTGTGAGGCTCACCTTGTCGGTGACGTAGATGGTGCAGGCATCCGAAGTCGCCATCTCGGCAAGGCTCTGGGGCTTTCGGGCAAACGGCAGGAGCAGGCTGAGTTGTTCGACCTGCATCGTTTTGCCGTCCCACTGTATTTCGATGGGCTTGCGTTCAACCGTGATCAGGAGAGAGTTCATGGGTGGGCTCCGATTCAGGCGATGCGATAGACGCGGCCGGCACCTTCCACCTTGTCGGAGGTGATGGTCAGGCCGAGCTTCTTTTTGATGGCGCCGGCAAAGGTGCCGCGCACCGTGTGCTGCTGCCAGCCGGTGGCTTCGCAGATCTGATTGATCGTGGCACCCTCGGGGCGTTTGAGCATCGAGATCACCAAGGCCTGCTTGCTGTTGTCGCGAGTGCGTTTCACCTTGGCGTCGTCTTTTGCTTTGGCTTCGATGGCCGACACCGCGGCTTCGATCTCGGCGTCGGCGTCGATGCAATGCGCAGCCTCGGCGTTGGCGATGATGGCGTCGAGCTTTGCCAATGTGATCGGGGCCGGACGCGGCTGGCCCAGCGCGTCGTAGCCCTCGGCGGCCACGAACCAATCATCGCCCAAGGGCGTGATGAGCGCGCGATCGAAGATTGCGTTGAGCACTTTCTTTCTGGCCCCGCCTTTGAGGTTGTCGGGAAACCAGTCGAGCTTACCGTCGTGGTGCTCGATGGCGCGGGCGAGGATGGCGTGTTGGGTGGTGCTGAGTGTTGTGGTCATGATGATCTCCGGATCAAGATTGCTTGAGGGTGGATTGCCGGCCTGCTTCAAAGGCTGCTCGCAGCGCGGCTGTCACGCCCCACACGCTGACAACGTGGAAGTCGAGGCGATCGGAATTGCGTACCTCGAGGGTTTCGATAAACAGATGCTCTGAGGCGATTTCTTCAAACAGTCGTTGCTGCTCGTTGGCGTTCATTTGGGCGTACTCCGCGTGGTTGATCGTGTTCGTATGAACGCTCTGTTTCGGCATGAAGCCAAGTGGAATCTTTGATGCGCTTGGCATATCCCCGCACCTTCTGGAGCTCACCCGCAGATGCCCCGCCGCGCGCCTACGCCGTGTCGTTATCCGGGGTGTGCGGCGGTGCTGGATGTGCCCGGCTACTGTGCTGCGCACGCGGCGCTGCGACATCGGGATTACGGGCGAGCCCGCCGTGGTTTCGATGCGGAGACAGGCTTCTACCAGTCACGCCAATGGCGTGTGGTGCGAGCGGCATTCCTTCGGGAACACCCGCTGTGTGCTGCGTGTGCAGGCCGTGGTGGGCTGGTGCCCGCCAAGGTGGTGGACCACGTGGTGCCGATCAAGGACGGCGGCGCACGCTACGCGACCACCAACCTGCAGGCGTTGTGCATCTCCTGCCACAACCGAAAGACAGCACGCGAGAACGCTGGGCGGCGGGCACCCCCCAGGGGGGGATGAATCTCTACGGTTTGGCAGCAGCGATGCGCGCGCCTGTCCAAATTTTTCCGCGTGCAAATTGAAATGATTTTTTTGGAGGACCGATGGCCGGTCGAAAGCCGCTACCTGTCGCGGTCAAGAAGCTCAAGGGCACGCTGCAGAAATGCCGCGCCAACCCCCATGAGCCGGTACCGCAGGGGATGTTGGGCGAGCCTCCCGACTACATGTCGGACGTTGCAAAAGAGGCCTGGATCTACGCAGTGGCCAACGCCCCGAGTGGCTTGCTGTCCTCGCTTGATGCGGCGGTGCTGGAGCGTTGGGCCAACTGTGCGGGGCTGTACAGGGAGGCCCTCTCCAAGATCAACCGCGCCGGTGTGTCCGGCATGATCGTCAAAACCCCCAGCGGCATCTTGCGGCGCTCGCCGTTGATGGATGTGATCCGGGATTTGGCTCTGGAGATGAAAGGCTACGAGTCGGAGATGGGATTCACACCCGCGTCACGCTCGCGGGTTCAGGTGCTGCAGGAGTCGGTCGACAAGAACGACCCCTGGGCGGAGATCGCTGGCTGATGATCAGCTTGATGCCTGATGGAGGCTTAACATCAGGGTCATGGGATGTGCGGGCGAGGCCTTGAAACCGTAGTGCTCGTAAAACTCTCGAGCCCGATCATTGAGCGCGTGGACCAGCATGGCGCGCACGCCGGTGTTCTGTGACACCAATACGCAGCGCTGCAGCGCGTCTTGCAATAACGCCGCCCCCAGTTTCACACCCTGCGCTTTTGAATCGACAGCCAAGCGGGCAAGGACCATCACCGGAACCGGGTCCGGCATGTTCTGGCGAACAGAGCGCGTCGCCTCCTGGTGTGTGACGGCGCCGGCCGCCAGTGCGTAGTAGCCCATCACTTCACGCTCTGCGTTTGTCACGACAAATGTGCGGCTTGCCCCGCTGGTCTGGTTGCCCAGCGCACGACGCTTGAGCCATTCATCAAGCACGGATTCGCCGCAGGAAAATGAATTGGTTTTGTGGTCCGGGGACAGCGGCTCGGGGGCGTGCAAATTCATGCGCCCGCTTTCCAAGGGGCTTTGACTGCCAGCAAGCGCTCAAGCCCCGGGTTGGGCTGTAACGGGGCATCCAGAATGGCGGTGAATTGCTTGAATTTGGCGTCATCCAGGCTGAAAAACACCTGGTCCAACAACACCGACTGGGCCTTGTCGCAGGCAGCCTCAAGCATGAAGTCAGACCGGTTTTTGCCCAGCAGACTCGCGGCCTGGTCGATCAGGTCACGCTGCTGTGGCAGGGCTCGTAAATTAATGGCGGCGTCGCGCATGGATTCCTCCAAATGAATACACAAAAGATACACAAAGTTTAGGCGCGCGTGTAGCTGATGTCAATACAACACCGCGGCTGATCCCCGGATGAGTTCGCTGACGCCAACGGCCAAAATCGCCAGAGAGTACGCCGAACAGGTCTTGGCCGGAGAGATCTTGGCTTGCCGCTGGGTGCAACTGGCTTGCCAACGCCAACTCAACGACCTCGCCCGCTTCAAGGGCAAGGCAAGCCCCTGGCGCTTCAACCCGAAGCTGACCGACCGCGATGGCCGCAGCTACCACCCGGCCGACAACCTCTGCGCCTTCATCGAGCGCCTGCCCCATGTGAAAGGGCCGCTGGCGGGCGAACCGATCCGGCTTGAACCCTGGCAGGTGTTCATCCTGACCACCGTGTTCGGCTGGGTGAAGGATGACAGCAAGCGTCGCTTTCGGCGCTCGTACATCGAAGTGCCGCGCGGCAACGCCAAGTCGACGCTCTCCTCGGCCGTGGCACTCTACATGCTGGCCGCCGACCGCGAAGGCGGCGCCGAGGTGTATTCGCTGGCCACCACGCGCGATCAGGCGCGTATCGTGTTTGGCGATGCGCAGGCGATGGCACGACGCAGCCCCGGTTTCCGGCGACGCTTCGCGGTGGAGGTCGGCGCCCACAACCTGCATGTGCTGGCCAGCGGCTCCAAATTCGAGGCGCTGTCTGCGGAAGGGTCGACGCTGGATGGGCTTAACATCCACTTCGGCTGTGTCGATGAACTGCACGCCCACAAGACGCGAACGGTTTATGACGTCGTCGAAACCGGCACCGGCAAGCGCGACAACTCGCTGCTCTGGGTGATCACGACCGCAGGCAGCAACCGCGCCGGCATCTGCTTTGAGGTTCGCACCTTCGTCACCAAGCTGCTCGACGGTGTGTTCGAGGACCACACCCAGTTCGGCATCATCTTCGGGCTGGATGATGGCGATGACTGGACCCGTGAATCCTCGTTGATCAAGGCCAACCCGAACTGGGGCATTTCAGTGCGCCCCGAGGTGCTGCTGCCGCTGCAGGCCAAGGCCATGCAACTGCCCAGCGCGGTCAATAACTTCAAGACCAAACACCTCAACGAGTGGGTGAATGCCGACACCGCGTGGATGGACATGCGGGCGTGGGAGGCGTGTGGCGACACCGCGCTCGACCTCGACGCCTTCGCCGGACAGCCCTGCTGGATCGGGCTGGATCTGGCGAGCAAGACTGACATCGCAGCCCTCATGCTGGTGTTCCAGCACCCCGAGATTGCCGATGCCTTTGTGGCGTTCGGAAAGTATTACCTCCCCGAGGACACCGTGAGCGCCGCCGGCAACAGCCAGTACGAAGGCTGGATGCGCACCGGACGGCTCACCGTGACGCCGGGCAATGTGATCGACTTTGGCTGGATCGAAGCCGATCTGTTGGAGATGGCCTCGCGCTTTGGCATTCAGGCGGTGGCGTTCGACCCCTTTCAGGCCACGCAACTCTCGACACGCATGTTGGCCGAGGGCCTGCCGATGATCGAAGTGCGCCCCACGGTGCTCAATTTCAGCGAACCAATGAAAACCCTCGAAGCCCTGGTGCTGCAGAAAAAACTGATCCACGACAGCGACCCGGTACTCACCTGGATGGCCAGCAACGTGGTGGCGCATCTGGACGCCAAGGACAACATTTACCCGCGCAAGGAGCGAGCAGAAAACAAGATCGACGGCATCGTGGCCCTGATCATGGCGCTCTCGCGGGCGATCAAACCGGGGGATGCGGTGGTGCTGGGTGCCGATTACGAATTGATGCTGCTCTGAGCCGATGGGATTGCTGAGTTTCTTCGATCGGTTCCGCGCATCGAGCGACGACCGGTCACCCTGGGGCGACTTCTGGTTCGAGCCGGTTTCCATCCGGTCGGCAACCGGGCTGCGGGTGTCGCCCGATGCGGCACTGCGCCTGTCAGCGGTGTATGCCTGCGTGCGGATTCTGTCGGAAACCATGGCCTCGCTGCCGCTGGTGGTGTATCGCGACCGACCCGATGGCGGCAAAGACCGCGTCACCGACCACTGGCTCCATCAATTGCTGTGCCGCCGCCCGAACCGGTTTCAGAATCCCTTCGAATGGCGCGAGATGTTGCAGGGGCATCTGGCGCTGCGGGGCAATGCGTACAACCAGATCATCACCAATCCGCGCGGCGAAATTATTGAGCTCATCCCGATCCACCCCGATCGGGTTCGCATCGAGCTTCTGCCCTCGGGCGAATACCGCTACCGTGTGACCGATCGGCTGGGCGAGGAAAGCGTACTCCCGCGCGGCAAGGTGTGGCATCTGCGCGGGCTTTCTTCCGATGGCCTCATGGGCATGAGCCCGATCGAACTCGCGCGGGAGAGTCTGGGCATGGCACTCGCCGCGCAGGATTACGGCGCGCGGTTCTTTGCCAACGATGCCAAGCCCACCGGCGGCTGGATCGAGTTTCCAGGGTCTTTCAAAGACGCCGAGGCCAAGAAGATCTTTCGCGAGTCCTACCAAGCCGCCCAATCCGGCGCCAATCGCGGCAAGGTGCTGGTGCTGGAAAACGGCATGAAATTTCACGAGGTAGGCGTGACCAACAAAGACGCCCAGTTTCTCGAGCTGCGGAAGTTTCAGATCACCGATATCGCGCGGCTGTTTCGGGTGCCGCCACACATGATCGCGGATCTGGACCGCGCGACCTTTTCGAATATCGAACAACAGTCCCTCGAATTCGTGATGCACACCATGACGCCGTGGGCGGAGCGATGGGAAGCGTCGATCGAATCCGAACTGCTGCTTGAAGGCGACGCGCTGGAAGTGGAATTCGATTTCGCCAACCTGATGCGTGGCGACGCGGCGAGTCGCTCGGCTTTTTACCAAAGCGGCATCCAGAACGGCTGGCTCACGCGCAATGAAGCGCGTATCGCAGAGAACCTGAATCCGATCGATGGGCTCGACGAACCGCTGCGGCCGTTGAATATGGTCGAGGAAAGCCATTCCGACCGGCTCGATGAGGACGCGAGCGATCCTGCCGATTCCGCGCAGGACGGCGTCGCAAATCCAGACGATGAAACCGCCGCGCGCATGCGCGGCTTGATCGAAGCCAACGCCGAGCGCTGAGCGCGTCGCATCAGCCGCAACGGAAGCATTGAAGAAAAAGACCTCCCCCTCCTCGCCAAAGCGCTGTGCGTCTCTCAGGCGCGCGTAATGCGATGGGCCCAATCCCATCACGGCCAAGCGTTGACCGAAAACCGGCTGCGCCACTCACTGATCAACCTGGGGACAAACCCATGAATCCATCCTTACTCGTCGCCGAATGCCTCACGACACCCTGGGCGCTGATGCCCGATCGTCTTCACGCGCTGGCGTCGATACTCACCCGCTGGTCCAGCGGCATCTCAGCAGACACCGACACCCTCAAGCGCATCGAAGCGGATCGCGCGGCGCGGGACGCCCGCCGACAGACCCGATCCACCCAATCCACCGGCAACATCGCGGTGCTGCCGCTCTACGGCGTCATCACTCAGCGCGGCAACATGGTCAATGACCTGTCCGGCCCTGGCAGCACCAGCACTGAACAATTCTCATCGGTCTTGCGCGAGTTGATAGCGGACGAGAGCGTGAGTCAGATTCTGATCGACATCGACAGCCCGGGCGGGAGTGTCTATGGCGTGGCCGAACTCGCGGAAGAAATCTTCTTTGCCCGGTCCACAAAACCCGTCATCGCAATCGCCAATTCACTTGCCGCATCGGCCGCTTACTGGATAGGTAGCGCCGCCTCCGAGTTCTATATCACTCCGGGGGGCGAAGTGGGTTCGATCGGCGTGTGGCAGGCTCATCAGGATTTCAGTCGCGCGCTGGAAGAAGCCGGCGTCAAGACAACCCTGATATGCGCTGGGAAATTCAAGGTTGAAGGCAATCCCTACCACCCGCTCGACCCTGATGCGCAGGCCTTCATGCAGTCCCGGGTCGATGACTACTATGCCGCCTTCACCAAGGCAGTTGCCCGAGGGCGTGGCGTGCCGATTGGAGAAGTGCGCGACGGCATGGGCCAGGGTCGTGTCTTCGGCGCCGAAGCAGCACTGAGCCAGCGCATGGTCGATGGCATCGCCACCTTTGACGATGTCCTCAAAAAGATGCGGCGCGTTGCCGCACAGCAGTCCAGACCCCCCGCAAGCCGCCTCAAAAAAGCCACCGATTCCCTCGCTTTGCTGTAGCCCCATCCCGGCGCGGCACCAAAGAGTCGCACCGGGTTTTACCGCGACCCGAAGGTCGCAAACCGCCCTACCCCACCCAGCCGCCACACCATCCGGTGTCAGGCGGCTTTTTCATTTCTGGAGACCCCGATGAGTAAGCAACTTCGAGAACTGCAATCCCGCAAAGCCGGCCTGATCAAGGACGCCCGGATGCTCACCGACATTGCAGCCGCTGAGCAGCGCGACATGAACACGGAAGAAATGGCCGCATTCGACGCGCTGAAACAGCGAATCGAAGCCGCCTCCGCCGCGATCGATCGCGAAACCGCCCTGATCGCCGAGGAAGCGCGGATGGCGATGAGCGCGGACTATGCCCCGAGCGCCTTCATCACCGTGACGGAAAACCGTGAATCCGACCCCCGTCACGGCTTCCATAGCGTGGGCGAATTTCTCAAGACCGTCTGCCATGCACAGAAGCCCGGCAACGCGATCGATGAGCGACTGCTGATTGGCTCCAACCGCGGCGCGGCGGTGCCCGCGAATTTTGGTAATGAAGGCTCCGCGCAGGACGGCGGCTTCCTTGTGCCACCCCAATTCGCGCAGGAGATTTTTCAGCTCTCCCTGGGCGAAGATTCGCTGCTGCCGCTGACGGACAACGTCGAAATTACCGGCAACACCATGGCATTCCCCAAGGATGAAACGACGCCTTGGGGTACCAACGGCATCCGCGCCTATTGGCAAGGCGAGGCAACGCCTGCCGTCAATACCAAGCCGGTGCTGGGCCTGTCCACCCTTCGCCTCAAAAAGCTCATGGCGCTGGTCCCCGTCACAGATGAGTTGCTCGACGACACCAACGCGCTCTCAACCTACCTGCCCGACAAGATCGCCACGTCTATCCGCTGGAAGACCAACGAGTCGATTCTGTTCGGCTCGGGCACGGGGGTGCCGCTGGGGTGCATGAATGGCGCCACCACGGTCACGGTGGCCAAGGAAAGCGGCCAGGCCACCCAAACGCTGCTGGCCCAGAACCTCGCCAAGATGATCTCGCGACTGCCGCCCGGCTCGTTTGCCAGCGCGGTGTGGATCGTGAATAACGATGTCTTGCCCGCACTCTTCACGCTGACCTTGGGCAACTATCCCATCTACCTTCCGGTGGGAATCAACGTGGGCGGCATTCAGGTCTCGCCCTACGGCACGCTGCTCGGGCGCCCAGTGTTTGTCTCGCAACACGCCAACAGCTTCTCCGGCCAGGGTGATGTGCTGCTTGCGGACTTGTCGTACTACCAGACGATCACCAAGGCGGGCGGAATGCAGACCGCCACCTCGATGCATCTCTACTTCGACGCCGATCTCACCGCCTTCCGCACCACCTTCCGCATGGATGGCCAGTCCAAGCTCGCCGCGCCGATTGCGCCCGCAAAAGGGAGTGCCACGCTCTCGCCCTTCATCCAG